ATGTTGCATTATATTGTTTCCGTGTTATAACGTTTCCTTGTCCATAATGATCATATTCTATTTCATCTGGATTACTACTGCACGCCTTACACACAACTGGATTTGGCTTTTTAATATTATTAACAAACTCATCTAAATTGTCATCATAACTTAATCCTGTATTAAGGTATGGTTGCCATGCTTGTGAATCTTGTATATTAAACAATGCTAATGTATCATCTAAATTAGCAACAGCAGGACATTTATATAATTTATTTTTATATAACGTAGGAGAATTTGGACCACCACATACTTTATGAGCACCAACATAATCTTCATTATTAGCAGGCACTAATTTAGGACCTTCACCCATAAACGGTCGTCTAAACTCACCAAACAAATTCATATGCCATTTTATATCAGCATTTCTATCTTTTAATTTAATAAGTTTGTCGGGCGGATCGAACGGAGTTGCTGTTACTTCCCAATCAGAATGCTTTAAGAAAAATTTAACATTGTTAATATATTCTTCAGGGGGCGGATAAAAGTGTAAACTAGTCTGTATTAAAACATTTCCTAATTCTTTACACCAGCTATATAAATCTGGACGCACAAAGTAATGGAATCCATTAGTAATAAGTTTTACTCTAGCAGTAGGAAAATATTCTCTAACACCAAATAGCCAACTTTTTAAATCTTTATTAAGCAATGGTTCTCCACCCATCAAATTAACTTCTCGCAAACTAAATCGTTTACTCCACTCTTTTAACCACTGCTCTCCATCACTCCAAGGAACATGACCTTTACGATTATAATTAGACATTACTATACAACCCCTGCAAGATAAACTACAAGCATATTGCACCATTACATCTAAGTATTTTAAATCATATTTGTTTGTCATTTTCTATTTTTTTATTAAACTCTTGATGTATTTCATCTTGAAAAATTATATTGCAGTGATCACTTATTTGCCTTAATATTCTACTCTGCGAGAATATATGCTGTTGACGAGCATCTAAATCGTCATAATTTATATTTAAATTTCTATCAACAACAGAATGATACGTTTGTTGGGCATTATCCCAATCTTTCAAATATTTTTTTCTATTTTTGTCTGATAATTCTTGTTTACATGAAGCAAGTATAATATCTATAGTGTTCATATTATAATGTGTATTGATATACCACGATTTATCATTATTTGTAGTTAATTGTAGCAACATGCCAAAGAATTCCAATTGAGTTGGCTGGGGTTGATCCCAAACTTTATTCTTAATATTACGTAATATTTGCTTATGTCCTTCTTTAGAAGTAGGATATGTTATATTAATAAATTTATATCTCTTAAAATACTTCCATATATCATCTTCTCTATAATGTGTAGGAACCACAACGTATTTGTCTTTATCTAATATGCTTATATCTTTATGATCATATAATCTTTCTGGCTTAAAATCCATACGCAATAAGTTTTGATTAAACACATCATCAACTTTATACCTATTGCCTATTTTGCGTCTATCTAAAGTATTACATTCATCAGATTTGCTTATAATATAGGATAGAAATTCTCCACCTGCACCGTGTGGATAACATAAAAATATAAACTTTAATTCAGGTAAAACGAACACACTAATACTTATTAGCGTTTTTGTCCTTTATGGAAAATGTCGTCTTCAGTTACTATTCTAAAGCGAATACCTTGACGTTGACACCATTTATTTGCAGCTTCCCACTTTGCGTGGTTCATTGCTACGTGTGCTTGATTGTATTTGCTTTTACCAGCATGTTCTGCCAATGTTTGATTTTTAGGTTTAATTTCTACCAACTCTGCTCGACGCTTACCATCCTTGCCTTGATATACAATAAAAAAGTCTGGCACGTATTGTGTCTGTTTGCCTGTTAACGGATTACGATAAGGTATTTTAATTGCTTCACTTGCCCACTCGGTAATACCTGGATGGTTATCACAAAATTGCATAAAAGCATATTCCCAACCGCTTCTATATTTTGGATTTTTTGTTCCTACATATTTTTTATTGTTTTTAGGAAGAAAACGACCTTGGGCATATTTTGCCATGACTTATGCCAATATTGTTCGGGAAATATTATTAGAAACTAACGTAGTTTGTTCAAACCCTAATACGCTGGTTCTATTTCTTGTAGTATTTAATAATAAACTTAATAAGGTATTAAGTTGTAATGTATCCTGTAAACCATCTAATTGTGCTATTAGATCAGGTATACTTAAATCTTGTTCTTTAGCAACTTCTAACAATGATATAACTAAATTATCAACAGTTGACGCATCAAAATTTTTGCCTACCAGGAAACCACGCACAATATCAAAATGTGCTGGATCTACTGAATCTACCTGTGTATAATAATTACTAAAAAATTGCTTTTGTTTTTCATCCTGAGTAAACTCAGCAAAAGTTTCATCAAATATGGGTAAATTAGTTTTGTTAGTGGCCATAATATTATTTACTCACGAGTTGCTGTTGCAAATTTCTTTCCGGCTTCACGTGCTACATAATCTTCTACACTTCGTGACATATCACGAACTTCATGCTTTAAAGAATCTCTTGCATCAAAACGGCGCATTTGCTCTTTTAAAGAGTATGCATTTATAGCGGCTTTTGCTATACCACCAATGCCACCTTGTTGTAAATTACCAAAAATATCCATACCTTTATCAAACATACCACCTGGACCTAATACACTATTAGTTCCACCGCCTGCCCCAGATAAAACACTTTTCTCTCTATCATAAAAAGATCCACCAAACATACTCAAATCAGATACTTTCTTTTCATCATACATAATTGCTTCATAATTTACATTAACAGTGTGTTCCATTGGAGTACTACCAGCAGATGCATCATGAATGCCATGATTTATATCTGAGAGTATAGGATTTATTAATTTATATCCACTGGCTCTACCTTTACTCAAGGAATATATTTGAATATAATCAAGTAAATTTTGACCTTTTGCGGTATGTGTATAAGTTGAATCTAAACCCCAGGCTCCACCTCTAGCTAGCATACCATCTTTGTGATATGAATGACGAAGGCCTTGGCTATCACGCAAGTCATGTTGTGCATGATGACTAACTGACCCATCACTAAAATAATAATTATAATAATTTGCTAAAAAGTCACGAATTGTATTTGCATTATCATCATGAAAAGTTATGCTTATTGGACTATAATTAACCTTTGTCATATTATAAGTTTTTCTGTTATATTGATTTAATTCTTCAATATCAACAGATATTTTAGGTAAATCTACTGCTTTAACCATGAAACTTAACTCAGGTTCATGTTGTAACATCCCAGACATACCAGATGCGTCAACTGCTTTCCTATTTAATTTAATTAAACAATGATATAGAAATGCAGTTTTAGGTGCTAACCTAAAATTATCATGAGTGAAAAGATTACTTGCATGGCGGTAATCTTTGATATGCTCTCCGCTACCTATACCATGCAAGAAATTCGTTAAAAATGATGCCACGGGATTAATTATCCTGTTGCGGCGCTACTTACTGACCGCCCTACAGCGGCTCCTATACCAGTTTCAGTTGGTGTGTTCAATGCATTATCAAACCTAACTTGCAACGAAATCGTTGCTGGCTCACTTGATGCATAGTTCATATCGTTGTAGTTTACTTGTTCAATCCAACAACCATATAATTCCCAAGTTTCTAATACTGTTGCAGCTACGGCACCGTTGCCGCCGTCTAATACTTCAAATTTTGTTACAAATTTATAGTCTAAACCTGATACGGCAGATGTTTGTTCAAAAAAGTCGAACTGCTTCTGTATTTGTTCACCTACTCTACGAGCAATTTCACCATTTACATCATCACGTAAATTCATACTGACTGCATCCCATGTATGCTTTCCTGCTAGGAATACCCTTGAGTTATATACATCAAGAGTCATCATGTCATGTGTGACAGATGGTCGTGTAATATCCATTACATTCTTCGTAATTTCTGATCTTGGAGTAGTAACACCAAAATTTTCAAGTATTGCACGATATCGATATTTTAACTTCGGCATCAATGTGCCCATTGAACCGGCTCCACTAATTGGAACCGTAAATTTTGTTAATGACGCTACGGACATTTTATTCTCCTTTTGTTATCAATATTTATCTTATTCATGGGGCGGTTTTACGCCGCCCCAAGAATAATAATAGCATATTATAAAGCTGCTATCTCACCTGTATTTTTAAGTCTTACTGGGATGTAAATAAATTCTAACGCTTTAACAGGCTCAATCGCTACGTCTACGTATAGTTCGTTACGATCAATTCTTGTTGAAGTATTGTTAGATTCATCACATACAACCAAGTAATCACTAAGTGCTCGTTTTGCCATCAATTCGTTACAAAATGATTCAATTACACCTTTAATTTCATTACGTGTAAGTTCATCATTAGGTTCGAAGATGAATGGCTTTGCCATGAGATCCAATTGGCGTCTCATATATGAAACAAGCCTTGAAACATTAACTCTGTCAATTGCAGAAGATGTTGAAGCACGGGATTTATTACCGAAGTTCATTAAACCACTACCATTAATAAAGGTAATTGGATTAACTCTATTAGCATACAATACATCACGTAATCCTTCACGTACAGCAATACTTTGAAACTCTGCTGTTGATGAATCAATATAACCAATAGCAGAAGCGTTAGTAACTTTACCACGGTTTGTGCCTGCGGCGGCAAACCATTGGAAACCAACACTATCATTATAAGCAAATGTACGTAACATCATGTGACTTGCTGGCACTACAACTGAGTTGCCTGCTAGGTCACTTGAAAATCCTGAAGGATAGTATACGCTCATGTATTCATTATTAGTTACAAGACCATCTTCACCGTTATCTGTTGCGGCATTGGAGTTTTTACTCCATGCTTCAAGATCAGCGGCATTGGCTGCTAGACGTAAAGGAGTATCAGCAATAATATGTGCTGTTTCTTTTCTATCTGTATTCAATGTTGCCATGTTACTAAGAGCTTCTGGATAACCAGGAGCTGCTATTAAGTTAAATTGACGTTGTTCTTCACGAATATCTGTATTTGAATTAATTACAGATTTCAATGCGGCTACTACTACTTGACGCTGTGCTTTTCTACCCAAAAACGGTGAACCATCAGTTTTATTACCTGGTTTGTTAACCCATCTATCTGGATAGTAATCAGTTACTGCATCACTTGAAAAACGTGCATTGCCTGTAGGATATTTGGCCGCTGATATTGCATCTTTACTATATTCCTTAACTCCATAACCACTTCGTCGTGTATTAAACAACAAAGCACCACGTGGAAATAATGCTGGATTTGGTGCATCTGGATCTAGGAAACTATCAAGTAACATATCATCAATGTCACTTGCTGTGCCTGCGCCAGTACCTGATACGGTTGCGCCTGCTTCTGTTTGCCATCTTGCATCAGCAAATGAAATACCATTTCCTGATACTTGATCTGAATTATCAATTGCAACCCAGGCATCAGTTTGATACCTAGAAATCTTTGGATAATTTTCCAAATCTGAAGTATCAACCCACAAATCACCATTTACAAGAGCAGTTTTATCTGACTGCAATGTTGGTGCAGCTGCGGCAAATATTGGACCTTTTGGATCAGTGTTTACTAGATTATATCCTCTAAAGTCAGCGGATACTGTTCTATAACCTTTCCAAGTAGTTCCATCATTAACCATAATATCTGCAACTAATGTACTATCATACCATAAACGACCAGTTGCTGGGTTAGTTGTTGGTTCTGTTGCTTTTGCTTCATATGTAAGCTCTTGCCAGTTTGTACCAATTAAATCAGCACTTGGTAATGTATAAACATTAAGTAATGCATTGGTAATACCAGCGTCTACTAATGGGCCGTGCGGCGCTCCTGATGTATCACGTAATACTAAATCACCACCTTTGGCGTGTGTAATACTTACTACGCCACTTGCTTCTACTTTGGCAGTTACATCTGTAATACTTGCGGCGCTAACTGCGGCAACAAAATCTGTTGCAGTTGTGCCACCTAAAGCAACAGTTATGCTATTAATTGTAAATGTTTCAGCATTTGTAAAAGTTGGTGTTGTATCCGAACCAGTAATTATAGTTGCACCTGATGATACTCTTCGATATGTTTTTAATGTTAGTGCTTCTACTTCATCAACATCATGATCTGCAATCAACTGACCTACTGCAATAGTTCTTGCATCTGTTTTACCTAAATCTGCTGTTGCCCCTACTAATGTGTCATATGTATAAATTATTGAATCAACCCATGTTGTAGAAGTTGATGAATATGATTTAAATTTTAAATCAGTAGCATTTGTTCCTGCTTTATCTAACTTCATCCATGTACTACCTGTTGGACGTGAAGTTGTTGCAGATGTTTCCCATGATGGAATAAGTGTATATGAACTTGATTGTGTTGTTGGACTTGCATAAGTGCCAGCAGTTAAACCTAATGTTGCTAATGGCGTGCCCGCGGTTTCCGAAATTGCTAGTTTACCGTCAACAACTGTACCATTACTTGCGGCTGAACCAATAGCATAAAGTTCAATCTTATTGTCAACTAGAGCACAACTTATACCTGTTTTACCTGCTGTAGATCCATCAAATGTTGCATTAATTGAAGCAACTACTTGAACGGCTGTCTGGTTGTTTACAGCAGTTACCTGAGCATTAATAGTAATACTAGCGGTGCCCACTATAGCTATTGGATTTGTTACTGTGCCTGTTATTGTAGGATGACTAGATGCCCATGTGGCATCTTTAACTGCGCCTGCGTGTGCGGCTGTGGTTGCTGTGCCGTCGCCGGCTAGCTTCCATATATTACTTCTATTTTTGTAATATACTGCGTTACTTGTTGTTGTTGTAACTACAGCATAATCACCAACTGAGCCAAATGAAGCAACTGGTAC